ATTGAAATTAATGATATTAGTTTTGAAAATACATTTGCAGGCACTGTATTGGAAGTAGCTAACAGTCAAAATTGTATAATTAGACGCACAGGATTAATTGGGTCAAAAACTACTACTCCAAATGGAGTTGGTACATCTGCAACAACTATACAGCTTTCGAGTACTGCAGTATATCAAACCAAAAACATTGTTTTTGAGCAGTGCGATATATCCAACAATATATTTGGTGTTGTTGCCGATAATGATATGCAAGGTATATTGTTTAATGGCTGTTACTTTCATACGTTATTTAAAGGTGCAAAGCTAGGTGAAAGCACCAGTGGAATTGATGCAAGTATTGTTGGTCCCAAAGGTTTAAAAATTACTAATAGTTATTTTGATAACATTTACAGCACAGGCATACATGTGCACGATATTTCAGGAATTGTTAGTGCTTACAATTATTTTGCTGACGTAGGTAATAATTTAACAAGTACTGCTACTGCTGAAACTATTATTTTTTCGGGCAATGGTAATGCCAGTATAAACGATATTTTTGATAGATCCGATGCCAATGATGCAATCTTTAAAAGGGTTAGTATTGGCGGTAACTCGGCGTATGTTTTAAACAGTGCTGACGGTATATATTATGGCTATCATAAAACCGAATCTGGCAAATCAGTTACTCTTAATGATAATACTTCTGTTGCAGCTAGTAGTACAATTACATTTAGTGCAACTGATGAAAAAACAAATTTAATTTATTATACAGCATCAAGAGGCAGTAATGTAAGACAAGGTGTGATGCGAATAACGGCTAGTAGTAGTGGTAGTACTTTAACTGACGAGTTCAGTGAGGATGGTGCCGATATCGGGCTGGAATTTAGTGCAATTGTCTCCAGTGGCGTAACAACACTAAATTATACTACAACTAGCTCCGGCGAAAATGTAACATTTAAGTATAGAATCGAGCGTTTAACTTAACATGTGGTTTAATCAATCACCAGATAATCGTATTCTCTCCTGGCGGGAATGGCGAAATGAGCTGGAAAAACTTCCACTAAGTGAGGCAGTAAATAAAGTAGCTCAAGATTGGGCTTTGGTTCCTACTGTGACACATTATTTGGTACCTGATCGAATTGCAGATTGGCCAAATCCTTGGCAGCTAATCACTGATAACCTATACTGCGATTTAATTATTACGCTAGGTATACATTATAGTCTAGCTCTGCTCGAAAAAACAGAAATAACAGATCTAAGATTACAAATTTATCGGATACCCGAAGGTTGGCTTAATTTATCATCGATCAACCAGGGGAAATATGTGCTTAATTATAATCACGGTAAAGTTGTAAATAGATCACAACTTAATATATCTGAAAAAGAATTAGTATTTGAGTATTTAAATATTGATTTATGCAGCAAATTTAACTAAAATAAACATAATAACATTTTAATAAGGAAACATTCAATGGGTAAGATTCTAGTAACTAAGCGAGATGGATCTCGCGAAGAGCTCGATATCGAAAAACTACACAAAGTAGTTTTTGAAGCAACTGAAGGTGTTACTGGTGTTAGTCCAAGCGAAGTTGAAATTAAAAGTCAAATACAATTTTACAACAACATCACCAGTGCCGACATTCAAGAAACGTTAATTCGTGCAGCATCTGAGCTTATTACTGAAGAAACTCCAAATTATCAATACGTAGCAGGTCGTTTAATAAACTATCATTTGCGCAAACAAGTGTATGGCAAGTTTGACCCAATCAGTGTCAAGGAATTGGTACAAAAAAATACAGACCTTGGTTACTACGATTCTGAATTAATTAATTACTATACCGACGAAGAGTGGAGCAAGATTGATAGTTTTGTTAAGCACGAACGTGACGAAAACTTAACTTATGTTGCTATGGAACAACTGCGTGGAAAGTATCTGGTACAAAATCGTGTCACAAAACAAGTTTACGAAACACCACAGATGTGTTATATTTTAATCGCAGCAACACTATTCCACAATGAGCCAAAAGAAACTCGTTTACAAATTGTGAAGGAATATTATGATGCTATTAGTTTACACGATATTAGCTTGCCTACTCCTGTTATGGCTGGTGTTAGAACTCCGCAACGTCAATTTAGTTCCTGTGTCCTTATTGAAACTGATGATAGCTTGGACAGCATTAACGCTACTACTAGCAGTATTGTCAAGTATGTAAGTCAAAAAGCAGGTATTGGCATTGGTGCCGGTAGTATACGTGCTATCAACTCGCCTATTCGCAATGGCGACACAGCACACACTGGTGTGATTCCTTTTTATAGAATGTTTCAAAGTGCTGTAAAGAGTTGTAGTCAAGGTGGTGTTCGTGGAGGAGCAGCTACATTATATTACCCAGCATGGCATTACGAAGCAGAAGAATTACTTGTACTAAAAAACAACAAAGGTACTAACGAAACACGTATTCGACAAATGGACTACGGTGTACAGTTTAATAAACTCATGTACGAACGTTTGCTAACAGGCGGCGATATTACATTGTTCTCCCCACGTGATGTGCCGGGTTTGTATAATGCTTTCTTTGCTGATCAAGATCTGTTTAAAGAACTATACGAACGTGCTGAGCGTAACACTCGTATTAGAAAGAAAACAGTTAAAGCAATTGATTTGTTTAGTAGCTTCATGCAAGAGCGCAAAGACACGGGACGTATCTATCTACAAAATGTAGACAACGCCAATACTCATAGTAGCTTTGATCAAACAAAACACCCAGTTCGTCAAAGTAATCTTTGCGCAGAAATTACTTTGCCAACAAAACCATTGAACGATTTTAACGATCCAGACGGGCGTATCGCATTATGTACACTTAGTGCCGTTAACTGGGGAAATATTAAAACACCGGAAGATTTTGAACGCCCGTGCAGACTAGCAGTTCGTGGGCTAGACGCATTGTTAAGCTATCAAAACTATCCAGTTCTTGCTGCCAAAGAAAGCACTGAAGACTTTCGCCCATTGGGTGTAGGTATTATTAACTTTGCTTATTGGTTAGCTAAAAACGATCTTGACTATACTAGTAACAACGCACTCGATAAAGTAGACGAGTACGCCGAAGCATGGAGTTACTATTTAATACAAGCCAGTGCTGACTTAGCAGCCGAAAAAGGTGCTTGTAGGTTAAGCGACGAAACAAAATACGGCCAAGGCATTGTGCCATGTGATACACGCAAAATAGAAGTTGACGAACTAGTAAAACACAAAGAGCGTATGGACTGGAAAGGACTACGCAAACAACTAGCAATGACAGGCATTCGTAATGCTACTACAATGGCACTTATGCCAAGTGAAACTAGTGCGCAGATTGCCAATGCTACAAATGGCATTGAGCCGCCACGTAGTCTTATTAGTATTAAACAAAGTAAAGATGGTATTCTTAAACAGGTTGTTCCGGAGTACCGTCGTTTAAAAAACAAATACGATTTGCTATGGGATCAACAATCGCCAGAAGGTTATATTAAGATTATGGCTATTTTACAAAAATGGATCGATCAAGGTATTAGTGTAAACACAAGTTATAATCCACAACACTTCCCAGATGAGAAGATTCCAATGAGTACAATGCTACAACATCTAGTCATGTTTTATAAATATGGGGGTAAACAATTATATTACTTCAATACATTTGACGGAGCAGGAGAAATTGATGTTGACAAGATAGCACAAGGCATGTTAAGCTCTAATACTAACGATAAAACAGTTGACGATTTTGAATCACAAGAAGAATATGACGACTATTGCGAAAGTTGCGTAATTTAATAAAGGACACACACATGAACGTTTTTGACGTTAAAAACAAAACAGATCACACTAAAGTGACGGCATTTTTGGATCCAACTGGCGGTCCGACTATTCAGCGGTATGATACTATGAAGTATCCTAGTTTTGATAAATTTACAGATCAGCAACTTGGTTTCTTCTGGAGACCAGAGGAAGTTGACGTATATCGAGATTCTAAAGACTTTAAGGCGTTAACCAATCACGAGCAACATATTTTTACAAGTAATCTAAAACGCCAAATTCTATTAGATAGTGTACAAGGGCGAGCACCAGCAGAAAGCTTTGGTAACATTGTAAGTTTGCCGGAACTTGAAAATTGGATCATCACTTGGACATTTAGTGAAACTATTCACAGTCGTAGTTACACACATATTATTCGCAATGTGTACAGCAACCCAAGTGAAATCTTTGATGGCATGCTTGATATTCAAGAAATTGTAGACTGTGCCGATGATATCAGCAAATACTATGATAAGCTAATTGAAATGTCATATTGGTATAATCTATTAGGTGAAGGTACACATCAAATTGTTTCCAATCGTGAAGCACGTAACGTAACAGTTGATTTGTACGAGCTTAAAAAACTACTCTATCTTGCTCTTATGAGTGTAAACATTCTTGAAGGTGTTCGTTTCTATGTTAGCTTTGCTTGTAGTTGGGCTTTTGCCGAAGCAAAGAAAATGGAAGGCAATGCTAAAATTATTAAGTTTATTGCTCGTGACGAAAACCTACATTTGGGTAGCACACAACTATTACTAAAAACACTTCCAAAAGACGACCCAGACTTTGTTAAGATCGCAGAAGAAACGCAGGAACAGTGTATTCAAATGTTTGTTGATGCTGTGGAGCAAGAAAAAGCATGGGCACACTATTTGTTCAAAGACGGTTCAATGATTGGACTTAATGAGCAGTTGTTAAATGAGTATGTTGAGTATATTGCTGGACGCCGTATGGAAAAAGTAGGATTGCCTAAACTGTATAAAGTAACACAGAATCCGCTTCCGTGGACACAGAAATGGATTTCAGGTGCTGATGTACAAGTTGCTCCGCAGGAAACCGAAATTACATCTTATGTACTTGGTGGTACAAAACAAGATGTTGATGAAAATACATTCAGTGGACTTAGCTTATGATTGAAATTTATAGCAAACCAGCATGCCCACATTGTGATCAAGCAAAGAGAATTTGTGAACAACTTAAATTAGAATACAAATATTATCAATTAGACACAGACTTTACTCGTGAAGAACTACTAGAAATGTTTCCAAATGCCCGCACTTTTCCACAGATTAAAGTAAGTGGAAAATCCATCGGCGGCAAGGATCAGTTAGGTGCTTACTTAGAAAACACAGGCTACAATGGAACAGGATATACACTGTAATGGCATTACGTAAACCACGAGCAACCAAAACTAAAATGAAAGTTGCTGCTAAAAAAGCAACTAAAATTGGCAAAAAGAGAAAAAAATGATTATCGAAAAACCTATCAATGAAAATTCACCAATAACAATTAAAACAACTGGCGGCGACGAAATTGTTGCTCGCTTTGTATCCGAAGACGAATCAACAATTACTGTTCTCAAACCATTGGCATTGATGTCTACGCAACAAGGCATGGGCCTAGCTCCTTTTGCTTTTACAGTTCCGCTAGATGCTAAACTTACATTGTATAAAAGTGCCATAGTGTTTATAGCAAAAACAGAAGAACAAATGGCAAGTCAATACATGAATAGTACTAGTACTGTTGTTACAGCCCCACCTGGTCAGTCATTTAAAA